AATCGTGCCACCCGCAGGCACAACAGATGCGGAGAACAGCACCATCCGGCAGATGCGCGAACAACTCGCCACTGAGAAGCGACGAGCTGACGAAAACGCGCAGAAGTTGACCGACATCGAGCGCGGCAAGCTCGCGGACACCGAACGACTGACGCTGGAACTGGCTGACCGGGACAGGAAACTGACGGAACTCGGCACGAGGGCGGCGAAGGTCGATCAGTACGAAGCGGCGTTTCAGGGACAGTATCAGCGAGACATCGCTGGCGTTCCCGAGGCCCAGCGCGCGGCGGTCGAACGGCTGTCGAGCACGGGCGATTGGAATGCCCGCGTTGAAGCGCTCCAGACGGCCAAAGGCCTGTTGGTTCCGGCACCACCGACACCGGCCGCCGGCGGAACGGTCACTCAGCCGACCGGCGGCGCACCTGCGGCCACGACGACACCGACGCTAAACCCGGCTAAACCTTTGACCGCGCAGGAGCTGGCGAAGTCGGATATGGGCAGTTTGATTAAGGCGCGCGGAGTATCCGGCGCACCTAGTGACAAAAGACCGAGCACTTAAATAAGCCCGCTGATTCGCGGGCGGAGGAGATAACATGGCAGGAGATGCGAACAGCATTACGCTCGCGGACTACGCGCTTATGAGCAACGATCCTCTCATTCAGAGGATCTCGTATTCCCTCATCACAAACGGAATGGTCCTGCAGGACATTCCCATGGTGGACAAAAAGACGCTTAAGGCGTCCGGCGTCCGCATCCAGGGCAACAACCTGGGAACGGTCGGATGGCGGCAGCTGAACTCGCCTCCCGCGACCACGAAAGGCACCCCCACGCCGTTCGAGGAGCAGGCGTACACCATGAGCAATAACATCCCAATGGATGTCAAGTTCTTGGAGGATGTGAACTCCATCCAGAACCCGTTCGCCCTCCAGCTGGGCATGTACCTGAAAGGGGCGGCGTACGACTTCAACGACAAGTTCATCAACAACAACCACAAAACCGGCGATCCTAACTCGATTGACGGACTGCGTGAGCGTCTCGACAACCCGGCTTATGGGAACGAGACGGAGATGAAAATTGACTGCGGCGGCGTGGACCTCAGTCAGGCGGGTATGACGCCTACGACAGCGAACAACTTCCTTGAATACCTCGATACCCTGCTCTCCTATATGGGACAGGAGGACGGGAACGGCGTCTGCCTCTACATGAACGACCTGATGGTGCGGCGCATTCCCCGCGCTGTGCGCATCCTGGGCGCCGGGGCGGGATTCGAGACCACAACCGATGCCTTCGACCGTGTTGTCCAAAAGTACAAAGGCGCAAAGATCGTCAATGTTGGACGTAAGGCCGACCAGTCTACCCGCATCATCACCAACACCGAAACTGCTGCAGGACTGCCCGGAGCGGGCACGTTCACGAGCGTCTATGGTGTGAAGTGGGGCATGGAAGACGCGATGCGCGGATGGGAGTTCGGATCGCTGGAGAGCAGCATTCGCGGCCCGTATCTGTTGCCGGACGGCGTTACCCAGCAGATGACCATCGACTGGACTGTTGGACTGTATCAGGAAAACACCCGTGCTGTCGGCCGACTGTTCGACATCAAGACCCAGTAGTAGTCACCCTGCATTGCAATTTGGGGAGAGAGACGCCTTTCTCCCCTGAGAGGAAAACACAACAATGTACGATGCACTTCTGGTCACTCAGCCCTCGCAGACGGTCGTCAACTCTGCTGTCGGCACCGCACTGGATCTCAAGACCCAGACAGCGCGGCGCGGACTGGCGATGCGGTTTGTCTTTACGGCCGTCTTTAACGTCTCGGGCAATGCCGCCGCGTCTCCCATTGTCGAGCATTCGAGCGACAACGCGACATGGCAGACGCTCACTACAGGCGATCCGATCGTGACATCCACGGTCAACACACCGACGGAGCAGTTCCTGCCATTCAACACCTCCAAGCGTTACGTGCGCGGTTCAGTCACGTTCGCCTCGCAGGTTGGCATCCCGACCGCAACCTATCACGCGGAAGTCGGCATCGCCCGCCCGTAAGCAACGCTTGAGCAGGGATAGGACGGCCATCCGAACACGGTTCCTCACCGGTTCCCTGCTCTTTTTGAGGAGCGTCTGAGGAGGCGCAAGGCATGAACAACGAAAATCCTATAGACATTCTGACGGTGCCTGAACCGCTTTATTTACGAACAGCAGATGCACCTACTGCGAACGACGCAACGCCGGGGGAACCGTGCTCACAGTGGACGCTCGACACCAACCTTGACGACGGAAGGAGCAGAATGCTGCTTCAGGAGATGGCGGACGATACGCGAGAGATGTTGCAAAAATATGAGGAGGCATTGCGAGATCGAGATGCTCTTCAGAGGGTTGTAACGCGGATGGTTATCGAGCAAGAAGCGACAATCAAGCCTGTTTCGAAGCCTACATGCAATCACCATTGGGAAGGGCGCCGACGATGCGTTAACTCGAATTCGTTGCAGGAATGGATTTGCCTTAACTGTGGGGCGGAGCGGGCCGAGAGTTCACAACGATACTAAGGATTTTGACCGATGGCGATTGACTATACAAAATGGCCGAGCGAGGCGGACGTTGCAGAGCGGTGCCAGAGCGCGGGCATCGTGCTTCGCAGCCAGGGCCGTATCACGTCGGCTCTAAACGGCGTCATTCGGTCTATCGCCACCCAGACGCGGCGGCAGTTCGTCCCGGGTGCCGCTGGAGAGACGCGTTACTACGACGGATCCGGAGGTGTGGAGATGGAGATCCCGGATGAGATCATCACGCTCACCGGTGCGACAATCCTGTCGGTCGTCGGCGTCCTGCTACCCTTCGTCGTGACGTCGCCTTACCTGATCCAGGAGCAGACGCTGGCGCGCAACCGGATCCTGCTCTACCAGGGTACCGCTCCCATTTTTGCCGGCACCTACCTCAATCAGTGGCCGCAGGGCTATAAAAACTGCGGGATCACCGGGACGTTCGGCTATGAGGCGACGATCCCGGCGGATCTGTGGGATGCGGTTTGCGGGCAGGCGGCGGCCGCACTCGTCACGGAGGCACGGTCAGGCGCGCGCGGCCTCATCACCGAGAAGCGCGAAGGCGACAACATGACCAAGTGGCAAATCGACGACATTGCAGGCGAGTGGCGTAAGGAGTTCCGGCGCGCTGTCAAGTTCTACACGAGACCATTAGGACAACGGCTTCGCAGGCAGAGGTCTCCAATCGGATGAAGATCCCGAGAGACGAGATTGCGGAGAAGGCTTCCCGCGAAGAAACCAACGAGATCCTGCAGATCGCTCTCGCAGAAATGCGGAGAGCACACGCCCGGTCAAAGTCAGACTTTGACGAGGGCAGGAGCGAGGATGGCTATACCGAGAGTATGTGTGTTCTGGAGTGGGTTCGGACGGCCGTAGAACTCAGGAAGGCAGGGTACTGATGAGCCTTACTCCTGAAGCAGTCACCATCCAGCGCGCCACAACGGTCGGCGACGGATCAGGAGGCAAGACTGCATCCTGGACCGCCGTGAGCGCTCCGCCGGGAGGCTGGCAGGCAAGCCGCAATTTCTATCGGAAAGTCAGCCAGGATCTGATCGATCAGGGCAGTCACGCGGCGCAGGGGCCTGGCGTAACCGTCAAAGTGAAATGCTACTTCACTTTCCAGGGACCACCCGAGAGCAGTCAGGCGTTCCCAAAACTGACGCGGGACAAAAACAGGATCATCGGCGGCGACGGGGTGGCGTATCGTATCCTGCACATTCGGCAGTATGACGAGAGCCTGCAAGCAGACTGCGAGGCGTTCGACTGATGGCAAACATTCAGGGTCTGGATCAGGCGCTCCGAAAGCTGGATGTCTACGCGGCCGGCCTGAAGAGCGGCGCGAACCTGGCGGCCCATGAGATCGCGGTCCTGCTGGAGGGCTATGCGAAGTCTCATCACCCGTGGAAAGATGTGACAGGCAACACAACGAACAGCATTCGCGGTACGGTCGTGGAGGCGTCGGATGAGATCATCAGGGTCGTGGTGTCGGCCGGGATGTCCTATGATGTCTACCTAGAACTTGCCATGGATGGCAAGTGGGCGTGGCTCTGGCCTGCCATCGTTGCCAACGAGCAGAACATTCGCAATATTCTGAAGAAGCGGCTGATCGGGGTGAAGGTATGAGTTCGGCTATCACGACGGCGATCTACCAGCGGCTGACGGGCATTGAGGCTCTAACAGGTGCGGGGCTGGCGGCCCAGGTCGCTCTTGCCGCTCTGTTGGGCATCGATCCGGACACCTCTCTCCCGTCCGTCCACAAAGGGAACAGATCGAATGTTGTCGCTTACCCTGCCATTACGTTTCGGCAGAATACCGGGATGGTCAATGCCACGTTCAGCACCTCGGGGATTGCGGTGGATGATCCTTATTATGATTTCGAGATATGGGACAACACACAACGCGCCAGCATCCTGACGGACATCTATGGCCAGATGGAGCGACTGCTGGACGGACGTTTCGGAGTTGTGCCGCTTCCAGTAGACAACACACGTGGCCGGATCTACTGGGCGAAAGCGTTTGTGCCGATGGCGGAGCTGTACGACCATGACTTGCGCGCATGGTTCGGGCTCTGCCGGATGCGGTTTGTAGAGGCGCGTTTCTAAGGGCGGGGACCGACTTGACCCTTTCACCATTCAGGAGGATACCAGCATGGCATCACAAGGCGTTATCAACCCGCCCGACATTGTTTTTTTCCGGGGCTATCTGTTCGGAACCATCGCGGGCGGCCAGGTAGACAACGTGCCGTTCGCGGAGCTTCAGGAGATCACCGTCAAAATCAGCCAGGAGCTGAAGGAGATGATGGGGCCGGAGAGCCGCTTCCCCGTCGCGGTTGGCGTCAGCGGGAAAAAGTGCGTCATCACGGCCAAAACCGGCAAGTTCCGCGCCAGTATGGTGCAGTTACTCCTCGGGGGAACGGCGGCGTTCACGAGCGGCTTCACGACAATCGACATAGGGGTCGCGAATGATCCGCTCCTATTCAACTTGCATCTCATGGACCCGGCCGATGCAAGCGACCTCGAAATGCTGATCTACGGATGCGTCGCGACCGACCTGTCACTCGCGATGAAATTAGAGGATTTCACCTACCCCGACTTCAACTGCAACGCTTACGGCGACGG